AATATATGTTTGTCGTATACACTTCTAGGACATTGTACTATTTGATATCCGTATACATCTTTCCACGGACTATCTATATCTGTAGAATTGATTGGTACAAATTCTATACCTATATCGTTCTGTACCCAAGCGCCAATGCTGCTGTTGAGTGTCCCGCCTGTAACAGATAAAAAACCTTGTATAAGGGGTTTTATATTATAATACTGAGATTCAGCATTTGCAGGCGGCATCTTAATGTCAGCTATCCACTTTACAGATGATCTATTGCCTCTTTTATCATATAGTATTACTCCAAATCTATAAACATCACCTCGTCTATAGGTGCGACCTTTTTCTTTAGGGCTGTTTGCATCTCCTCGTGACGTGTCAATTGTTCTAGTATTATAAACATATCTCCAAGCAAACGTCTTACCTACACCATTATAATTTATCGTATCAATATTAGCTCCAAACCAATTTTCAGGATTATAATCTATTGTATTATTGGATAGCTCTGGGTGATAAAATGTTTGATCTACAGGTATATCATCTCGTTCAATTTTACCAGAATTATTTATTACAGCATCTCCGTCTTCATCGTCAAACAGTGTTGTCGACGTATAACATCTTGCGTCGAAGTTTTTAAACAATTCGTCAACGTCGTCTGTTGTATATTTAACGTTTGCAGATAACAAGTAATCACCTTTTGATTCTATTTGCTTTGGCACTACTTTTAATAGATCCATTGCCAAGAACTCATCGTTTGAAACTTCTTGTACATTAGATCCGTAATCATATATATCCGTAGTTTTATACTTATTGTCGTATATTAGATGTATAGTTGGAAGATTTGCCATCTTCTGGTATGATATTCTATACACTTGCATGTATTCGTCTTCTGGAACGTTGGCGCTTGGAATATGTATAGCTACAGCTCTACCGCCAGGATTGTTTGGAGCATATCCATGCAGACCGTCTTTATAATCAACTAACGGTTCTGATAATATAGATATCGAAGAAGGCGCCTCTCCTTTTTTGTATAGTCTATAAGCGTATTGAATAACAGGACCAACTATAGAACCAGCTTTGTTACTCCAAGATACTCTTGCAGGTAGTAATATCTATTCTTGTTGTAAGAATAGCTTTTTAAAGTCATTTCCTTGATAGTAATTATCTTCGAGTCTGATCATCATTGTTTGATGTATACCATCAGCGATGTACATCTTGATGTTGTTATCATTCTCGTATCTCATTACTATAGAAAGTGGTTTGCTATTTATATTACCTTCGCCAGTATCTTTTTCGTCCCACAAAAGATTGTTTTCGCCATCTTTTGCGTTTCTGTTTGTAATTGTACCTATTATGTGATACGCGTGAGGATTCTGTTGGTTTAATATTTCATTACCAACGAACTTGTATACATCCCATCCCCAGTAACCTGAGACCTTACGTTTTGTTATTATTACAGCTATATCTCTGATAGATGCTAAAGCTAGTATCTCACAGCTGTCAATTGTTGTCTCTTGCGGATCATGATCGTCATTTTTAATTATCTATTGAACATTAAAACGCAATGGGTATGTACCTTCGATAAGACGCAATTCTCCGCTATTATTATTTGATTCAGTAATTACCCTGACATTTTCTGCATATCTATATTGAGAGTCAGCAATAAACGCGTCAGAAGTATCAGTATTCATACCTCCAACGAATGTACTCATCTATTTGTTTTTACTTAACTCTTTCTTTATTACTTCATTAATATCCATAATAATAATCGCTATAGAATTGCTGATCGTCTGCAATATTATCGAAGAATCTATCTTCACCTTCGAAGTCCGGTATCAGCTTATTCCAGTCATTCTTTATATTCTCCATATCTCCTGCTGTAGGCATCATAGCCTCAGCGTATGCCTAGTTTCTATAGAAGTTCCATTGCTACTGTGTATACGTATATATATTCTGACCAGTATTAACACCTCTACCACCAAGCTTACCGTTTAACCACTTGGGGAACGAAAGTTTCATTACAACATACCAATATATTGCTTCTTGATAAGATGTAAGATCTGGTATCAACGGATAACCTCTTTCGTCTGTAGCAATAGCTTTATAGACTAACTTTATATAACCTTTAGATTTATTTGTTACAATCCAACCAGGTTTAATAAAATATTTTGGCGCATCATATTTACCTTTGATCATCTCGTTGTGTACATACTTCATAGCGTTTACGGTATAAAACTACGATTGCGATGTAAACAGTTTTTCAACATGAGGATGATGATTGTCATTATGATGCTTTCTCTTAGGTTCTTTAAACAGTGATGTATTCTTAACCATAGGAACCCAAGGACCTTTTTCATTTTCAGAATAAGCTACTCCATCGAGTACAACTAAATCTGAAGGAAGCGGAATTTGATTATCCTCTATTTTAAATACAGGGAATCCGTCTGCACCAGATTCTCTTGTGATATACTACATAGGAGCTCCAATCTTATCCACAGCTTCGAATATCCATTCCTTGATGTCAGTTGTTCTATTTCTGATTTCTGAGGAATCTAAGTCTGCCATTATCTTTGCAATAACAGACTCACACTTTGTATAATTGTATATCATTTATATCTATATAATCGTGTTTATTGAATATCAGTTGTGCTAGCTTACGTTTGTTTTGACGAACCAAACTTAATTGATATTTGTATCTATCTGGGAATGTTCTAGGTATCTTAGACCAGTATAATCTATATTTATACCCTTCTGAATGCTCATTCAAATGTAGTATTCGTTTGCCGTATTCTTTGCTAGCTTTGTAATCCACAGACAGGGATTTGTCGTTTAAGTTCTTAGGTCTATACTTACCTATCTGTATAAAACCTAGTCCATAAGGCATTTTAAAGCCTTCTGAGCGCATTAACACGTATTCTAGTATAACTTTACACATCTCATCTAAAATGCGCTTGTAGAGGCTGTAAGACACCTCTATCGGGATTGTTTTGTACATATCCCTGAATGTGTATGAATTCTTCATTATTCTTCGTCGTCTTGCGGTCCGTGAGGCTTAACGCTTGCGAGAGTAGCATTGTTACTATCATCGCTAGGTCTATTAAGCATGAATGCAAGCTCATTCTTCATTATAAGTTCTTTGATAGGAGGAACCAACCAAGCTGGGATCATTACGTCATCCTCATCTGGTCCATCTGGATCATCATCGTTAATATCGTCCTCATCCTCTTCGTATAAAGCAAGCACATATATATACTTCAGTTCGTTGTCATCAACAAGTCCCTATACGTAAATATGACCATCGTCTTTATAATACGCGGTCATATCTCCAAATGTGTATCTACGATGATAATGATAATGTCTGCGGATGTGATTCATGTATTGAATCGTTTCTCCATCCTAATCGTGTACTGCTAATATACTTTTCTCGCTGTTGTCTAATATATTCTCAAGCGTATCTACAGTTCTTTTTGTATGCTCGGGTGCTTCGTGATCTGGTGTATCCTCTAATTCCATAGGACCAGTTTCCTTCATCTTAATGAATTCATCGTCAACAAGCTCTTCCCAAGCAAGTTTATCAAGTCTAGCCAGCTCCTTTTTACGATCTTTTTCGTCTTTCCATAGCTTATGTTTATAAGCACGTATCCAGGAATGAATCTAAGCTCTAGACAAATCTTCGCTTTCGCTTATATTATTATTTCTAACAAGAAGAAGTATATCGTCAGTTATTTCCTTTAGAGATATCTTTTTCATATTATTTTACAGATTCTACTACTCTTACGTCGCTAGTCTTAAGTAGATCATTAGTATTTACTATTTCATACTTGTATTTATTGACCTTCTTAAAGTCTAATGTAAATAGTCTACGTAAGAATGATTTCTTATTCTTATACTCTCTCTTATTGTATACAAAGAGATATTGGGTATTCTCTAACTTAAGACCTACATTGACTGTATCTTTACCTATAGTATAGTATACTGTAGTAAGATCGTTATACTTAATACTATCATTATAAGTAGTATCTTTAAGTATTTCTATTAGATCCCCCTATACCCCCTTACTATCATTAACGTCTAAAACTTGCGTTTGAGTTGCAGCTGTTGAAATTTGTTTAGATTTTATTTTCAATTCTAAACGAACACTGTCTAAATCCTATAACAATTTATCGTTTTGTTGGTTTAGTGTTTCGATGTCCAGCCTTAAAACATTATTGGCCTACTAGGACCCCGCTAAGGAGCCCTAATAGGCCTCAATGTTATTCTAAGCCATTTCCAGGCTTTCTGACAGCTTTTTATTCTGTTTGTGGAGAGTTATCCCCCAACCCAATAAAATGGCCACAGAGAGGCCTAAAATAGCCTTAAATAGGCTTTTACGATTCGACACTATCCAACTTATTATCATTGGTATGCTCATCGTCGTTTATTTCTATTTCTGTTCCTATATAATCTTCACCTTTTTTCTTAAGGAATTTACCTAACGCTTTCCACGGACCATGTGGGTTAAGCGTATTCAAATTCTCCAGAATAGACCAAAGTTCTGTCAGCCCTATGATCACAGTGGCGCCACCAGTAAGTACAAATACACCATCGGCATTTATTACGGACATTTCAAGTAATCTTGCCAAAGATATCACAATCCACTCGTCGAGTAACTTGGTAATAGTACCTGCCCAACTTTTATGGCTTTCTATCTTCTTTTTAAATTTATGTGACACTTTAATGCCGTAAAACATATCGACCGTAGTAAATGCGAAGCAACAAACTAATAACGCTATTATTGGAGAATAGAATGCTGTAAGAATACTACCGGCAGCTATAGCTAATTTGCCG